TGATGGACGATGAATACCGGCTGTCCGTGGTCCAGGACTGGATCGACGACAACCTGGTCCCCTTGCTGGAAACCCTGGACAAGGATCGTCTTTCCTACTTCGGCGAGGACTTCGCCCGGTCCGGCGACCTGACCGTGATGCTGCCGCTGCAGGAGACCCAGGGCGCGACCTTCCGCTGCCCGTTCATCGTGGAGCTGCGCAACATGCCGTTTAAGCAGCAGGAGCAGATCTGCTTCTACATCCTGGACCGGCTGCCCAGGTTCTGCCACGGCGCCTTCGACGCCCGCGGCAACGGCCAATACCTGGCCGAGGTGGCGCAGCAGAAATACGGGCCAACCAGGATCAGCCAGGTGATGCTGTCCGATGCCTGGTACCTGCAGAACATGCCCAGGTACAAGGCGGCATTCGAGGATCGGTCGATCACCCTTCCCATGGATGCCGACGTGATCGAGGACCACCGGGCGCTGAAAAAGGTCAAGGGCGTGATCAAGCTGCCGGAAACCAGGACGGACGAAAAAGGCTCGAAAAAGAAACGGCACGGCGACACGGCCATTGCCGGGGCGCTGGCTTGGTACGCCACCAGGCAGGAAGGCGGGGGAGAGATCGAATACCAGTCCACCGGCAGGCGGCGGGCCTCAATGGCAGTTGACGGGTATCTGCAATGAACGAACAGGAAACCAGCAAAAAACCGGTTACCGACGAGATCGCGGTTGCCACCAAGGATATCGATATATTCCAGGGCTACCTGGGAAGGCTGGAGAACCCGGACCCGACCATCCTGAGCGAGGGCAAAGGCAAGGGGCTCAAGCTGTACGACGAGGTGGACCGGGACGCCCATGCCGGCAGTGTATTGCAGACCCGCTACCTGGCGGTGGCCGGGTTGGAGTGGGAGGTGATCCCGGCGGATGACAGCGCAAAGGCCCAGGCAATCGCCGATTTTGTCCGCGAGGCGGTGGACGGGTGCAACTTTACCCAGGCCATCCAGGAGTTGATGCAGGCGGTGCTGTACGGCTTTTTCGTCGCCGAGGTGTTGTGGACGGTGCGGTCTGGCGCATGGGTGCCGCAGAAGCTGATCGCCAAACACCCGCGACGGTTTGTCTTCACCCCCGAGCGGGAGCTGCGGCTGTTGACCCCGGCCAGCATGGTCACCGGCGAGCCGGTGCCGGAGCGCAAGTTCATTACGTTCACCTATGGCTCCAGCGACAACCCTTACGGCAAGGGACTGGGACAGAAGCTGTGGTGGCCGGTGTGGTTCAAGAAAAACGGCATCAAGTTCTGGCTGATCTTCCTGGACAAGTGGGGCTCGCCGACGGCGGTGGGCAAGTATCCGGCCGGAGCGACCAAGGAACAGAAGGACATGCTACTGGAGGCCATCGAGGCCATCCGCCAGGAGACCGGGGTCACGATCCCGGAGTCCATGGTCATTGACCTGCTGGAAGCGTCCAGGTCCGGCAACATTACCCACGAGTCGCTCTGCGAGTACATGGACCGGCAGATCTCCAAGGCGGTCCTGGGGCAGACCCTGACCACCGAGGTGGGGGGCGAAGGGAGTTACGCGGCATCGCGGACCCATGACGAGATCCGCAACGAGATCCGCAACGCGGATTCCGACTTGCTGGCTGAATGCCTGAACGGGAGCCTGATCCGCTGGCTGGTGGACCTGAACTTCCCGGACCGGCTGTATCCGTGGCTGGACCTGCGCACCGAGGAAAAGGCCGATCTCAAGGCCCGGGCCGAGACGGACCGGATTGTGGTCAGGGAAATGGGGCTGCCGGTGGCGGTTGACTACTTCTACGATACCTACGGCTATCCCAAGCCGGACAAGGGCGCGGAGCTGATCCAGCCGCCCCAGGGAGCGGCGCCGCTGTTCAGCGAGGGCGATCGCGAAAGGACGTTCACCCCGGAGCAGCAGGCCCTGGAGGGGCTGGCGGACGCGGCCCTGGCCGGGGTGGACCTGGGCGGCAATGAAGAGAAGATCCTGGCGGCGGTGCGGGCGGCTTCCTCGTTTGACGAGGCCATGGAGAACGTCTTGGCCCTGTTCCCGGACCTGGACATGGAGGGGCTGCGGGACATGACCGAGCGGGCCATTTTCAACGCGGAGATGTACGGCCGGAGGACGGCGATCGATGACCGTGACGCTTGAGCCCTTGCCCATGGAGGAGGCGCGGCGGTTCTGGAAGGACAAGGTCCAGATGTCTCCGTCTGCCTTTCGCAAGCTGGCCGACGAGGCCAAGGTAAAAGCCTTCGCTGTATCCGGCATCGCCAAGGGCGACGAGCTGAAAACGGTGTTCACGGCGATGGAGCGGGCCATCGATGACGGCATCAGCTTTGATCAGTTCAAACGGGAATGCGGCGATATCTTCGAGCGGCGTGGCTGGACGGGCAAGCGGGCCTGGCGGGTGGACAACATCTTCCGGACCAACATCCAGACCGCCTACAACGTCGGGCGCTACAAGCAGTTGACCGAGGACCGGGACGTTTTGCCCTACTGGATGTACAGCGCCATCAACGACTCCAGGACCCGGCCGACGCACCTGGCCATGAACGGCAGGGTGTGGCCGGCGGACCATCCGGTGTGGAACACCTGGTATCCGCCCAACGGCTACCGCTGCCGCTGCAGCGTGATCGCCCTGACCGAGCGCCAGGTGAAAAACAGGGGGCTGCAAGTACAGGACAAGGACATCACCCACCGACTGATCGAGCCGGTTGATCCGGAGACCGGCAACAAAATGCCGGCCCGGCAGATGCTGCCCGATCCGGGCTTTGCCACCAATCCGGGCAAGGATTACTGGGGCGACCTGGGCGGCGTCATGGCCGAGCGGCTGGCCGCCTACCCGGCCCAGTTGGCCACGGCGGTGCTCAAGGAGCTGAGCCGCCAGAAAGAGCTGAAGGAGCTGCTTGAAAAACAACGCCGGGACCAGGGCGGAGATGAGCAGAAATGAAAAAGGCCAAAATCGGCTCAAATTTGCAAAAACGGGAGAGCGCGCCCCGACCCACGGGCAAGGCCGGTTGCTCTCGATACAGGAAAATTTAAACGGGGTTTAAACGGGGTTCTGTCGTGCCGGGGATAACACTGAAAATTGATCGGGCGGATGTCAACAAGATGCTGGAAGGGATCGTGGATCGGACGACCAACTCCACGCCGGCCATGCGGGCGATCGGAGCCATCGGCCGGGAGTCGGTACGGACCAACTTTGCCCGGCGCGGCCGGCCGGTCCCCTGGAAGGGACTGAAGCTTCGCCGGGGGCAGCCGCTGCGCGACACCAACCGGCTGATGAACTCCATCACCAGCCAGCCGGGCAAGGACAGCGTCCGCATCGGCACCAACGTGATGTACGCCGGCGTGCACCACTTCGGGGCGAAGAAGCATTCTTTCGGCACCTTCACCGTCCAGGTGCGGCCGCATACCCGCGCCACCCAGGGCGGCGGCGAGGCGTCGGTCCGGGGGCACGCCAGGAAAGTGAAGCTGCCCTGGGGCGATATCCCGGCCCGGCCGTTCATGGTGCTGCAGGATGAGGACTGGCACGATATCCGGGAGATCATGGCGAAACATATCATCGGAGGAAACTGACAATGGCTGAGTTCAAGGGCTTTGAGGACTGGATAGAGATTTTCCGGGGCGGCAGGCAGGTCGATTCGGCCGGCAAGGAGCATGACGGCGACGCCATGATTGACAAAGCGGTGGCGACATTCGACGCCGAACACCATGAGCCGCCGATTGTCGTGGGGCACCCGAAGGACAACTCGCCGGCGTTCGGCTGGATTAGAGAATTGAAAAGCGAGACGGTCGACGGGGCCAAGCGGCTGTTCGCCCGGGCCGAGCAGGTGGTGCCGGAGTTCGATGAGCTGGTGAAGGCCGGCCGGTTCAAGAAGAGATCGGCCGCCTTCTACCCGGACGGCCGGCTGCGGCACGTCGGGTTCCTGGGGGCGGTGCCGCCGGCGGTCAAGGGGCTGGCGGATCTCAAGTTCGAGGAGGATGCGGAGCCCGTCAGCTTCGAGTTCTACGACCACAACCTGGGGCGGATCGGCAGGATGTTCGCCCGGCTGCGGGAATGGCTCATCGAAAAGGACGGGATTGAAGTTGCGGACCGGATCATACCGGACTGGGACGTGG